TTTGCCGGCATAGGCTTTGCCGGATTCACCGCCCTTGTCGGGCTCGGTTCGGTGATCCTGGAATTGCAGAATATCAACGAGTGGCTGGAACGGCAAAAGCCGACACCGCCCGCGCCACCGCGTCCGCGATTCTTGCGCTGAACTGCCGGGGGGGATGATGGCAACAACCGACACGATTCTGATAGGCGGACCGCGGGACGGAGATACGATCTGTGTGCGCGACCTCCCGCCGTGGCTTAATCTACCAATCGCCAATCACAAGCCGGTATTCGCCCATGTGGACGGGCCAGTCGAACTCGAACCAATGCGAATCGTGGCTCACCGTCTCGAAGAGTATTACGTCGGCGACACGGCGATCTACGCCTATCTGGCAGTCGGGGTGGATGCGGCCGACGCGCTCTGGGACGTGCTCGGCTTGTCCGTCGCCCAGCGAGACGAACAACGCCTTCCCCCTTGGTTGACAAACAACCGTCGCCGCATTGCGGGAAAGCTCTGGGATCTGGCCGAGAGAACGACTGCCGCGATCTTTGATACTGCAATCCGGCTAAAGATGCGGATTCAGTAGAATCAAAACCGCACCTTCCCCACGTCCACCACCTTCTCCCACGCCGCGCGCAACCACTCCGCCGGCACCGGCAGCTTCCCGAACCCCAGCAGCGCCTTCTCGACTCTGCTGTACTGACTCAAGAAATCCGGGAACGTGAGCATGCGGAGCGGAATCCCTGCCCGCAGACAGAATGCCGCCGTCTCGACACCCCGCCGCCAGTAGGTCGCGATCAGCGTGTTGTGGTCCTCGCTATCCACCCCGGGAAAATACTCCGGGTGCGCGGCCAGCGACGCCAAAATCCGACGCGGCTCCCGCACGAGCAACAGCACTCGCAAGTCTTTTCGGTGGCGCCACCAGTGTTTGAGCGGCTTTGCCCCGTCGACGGTGAACAGCGGGTCTTTCACCACGAGCCGCTGGACGTTCTGAATGTGCACCTCGGTCCGCAGATCGTCGCGGCCCTCAAGGATTGTGCTATTGATCGCCACGACTTTAGGATCCTCGAACCCCGCCCGTATCTCGGACGCCGGGTGCCAGTCGCCGCCCGGATCGCAGTGGGCCGCTTTGAGCACGGCGGCGAGACAGGACGTTCCGCAACGGCCGGGGCCGGTGATAATTAGCATGCAAACGCCCCCGGCTGCAACACCAGTTCCCGGCCGTTGTGCACGGCCCGCTTGCACCAATTGTCGTCCAACAGTCCAACGGAATCGAGAGCCGAGCGCCGGATCAGCACGCAAAAGAACCCGAGCGACGATTCCAGCGTCGGGGCCCAGCCGTCCAGCCGCCAGGGCAGCTCTTCCGGGCCCAGCTCTTCCGGGTGCACGAACCCCACTTGCTTCTGCCGCGCGTGGCGATTGAGGGATTGGTGGCCGTCGCCCAACGTCACCGGGCCGGCAGCGGCAGCCTTGCACCGCAGTGCCAACGTGTAAACCAGCATCGATATGCAGTTCGGCCCGACTCGGCAAGCAGGATTGAGCAGGAGAACGTCGTCGTCGCCCGCCGCGTGAATCCCCTGGTTGCAGGCCCGCATAAAACCGGCGTCCGCCTCGTTGCGAATCCAGGTGAGCGGCAAGCCCACCTGGTCGGCAACGTCGAGCACCGCCTCGCCCACGGCTGGCGGAGTACCGTTGTCTACCACGATCACCCGGATCGGCACGCACGCATGGTCGGCCAGGCGCTCGAGGCACGCCCGGGCCATTTTGCCACAGTCGCCGGCGATCGGGATCACCACGGAAATCCGCCGGGGTTCGACCGTACCCCACGGTAGGTGGTAGCGGGCCGTTGTGCCCGACTCCCACCCCACGGCGTCCTCAACAAATTCCAACGTCCGGCGAACACCGTCGTAGCCGCCGTGGTCTAGAGAAGAGGGGGCATCTGAGTGGAGGGCCAGGCTGGGTCGGCATACCCACCCCTCGTATTTCAGGGCCTTCAGGACGAGCCCGATATACCGATCCGATCCCCGCCGCTCGTTGGGCGGGCAGTTCGGCGACGGATCGGCCCCGTGGGACTTCCACCGCCGCGTCGCCGCATAGGCAACGAGCTGGTGCGCGACGTGGCGGGGGAAGAGGCAGGCCCACGCCCCAAGAAAGTCTCCCAGCGCGTCGCGCGGTAGCCGCGTGAGCCCCTGCCCTTGGAGCGCGTAGCCGACGGACGTGCAGAGCTGGACGACTCCACACCGGGACGACGGCCACAGACAGCCCTCCAGGACGTCGCACACGCCGCGTGAGAGCGTCACGTCATCCTGGAGAATCAGAATGGTGTCGGCCTTCGGGCGGGCCTCTAGCGTGTCCCTGAGCGATTGGAGCCAGTTTCCCGCATCGCCGAGTCTCTCGTGCCGGTGGATCACGTCGGCCGCCTGGTCCACGTCGTCGGGGATCGGCGTTTTCGGCTCCGCGAACACGAGTGGGCGGGAGAGCCCGGCAAGACGGACACTCTCGACACACCGGGCCAGGACGTCGGGGCCGGGGCGCGGAGCGGTCGTGATGCCGGTGGCGATGTTCATCAATTCAGTCCGAGGCGGCTGATCCGGTCGACAGGTGGGCGGGCCGGCTGATCGTCCTCGTCCTCGCCCTCATCGTCATCATCTTGTGGAGGCCCCACGTCAATCGAGGCTCCCTGCGTTCCCAAGAAAATCGACAGTTGGTCCATCGGCTCAATCTCGGTCACTGTAACTCGCCCCCGTCGTATCTCAATCCGCATCGATGTCTCCCTCCAATTTCTCAAACAGTGCCCTTGTCTCCGCGTCCAGCTTCGGCTCGATCACCAACCCGCGCTCAACCGCCCGTGCCCGCTCGGGAATCCGGTCGTACCACCCCGTATCGTCGCCCCCGCGCATGACGTGCTGCCCGTGGTAGTCGCCCGTCGAACCGTACCGGAACACGTAAGACGGCGGGTAGTTGTCGCACGGATCGCCGGGCGGACCGAGTCCGCGCAATTTGCCGATCAACTGCTGATCGAAATCAGCCCGCGGCGTCTCCGGCCAGCCACCCACCTTGGCGAGGGCCTCACGCCTGAACGCGAGCGATGCGTGGAACCGGCCGGCGGCGCCCTCCTGGTGCAACTCGCCGCCGTAGAGACTCCAGACACAGGACGGGTGGGCCCACTGTGGGCCGGGCGTGTCTACGTCGCGGATGATCCCGTGATGCACCCGGGGGTTCATGGACGCCACTACGGCCGTCAGGTGCCAGGGTAGGTAAATGTCGTCGTCTTCCCAAACGACGCAGATGTCCGCCCTATCCCCGAGCATTGCAAGGTGGTTGTACTTTGCGGGCAGTGACGAAAACCGCTCCGCCATCGAAGCGATCCGCCACCCGCGGCTGTAGGCCAAGGTATTTCGCAACTCCCCGGCATCATCAAGCACGATCAACTTTCGCCGTGAGAGCGGATACGTCTGCGCCTCAAAGCACGCGATCGCGTTGGCTAGCAGCTCCGGCTTGCGCCGGTACGTTGGACAAAGGCAGACAACGAGTGGCTGTTTCATAGCTTCACCCCAAACTTGAAAGCGTTCCCTGAATTCTCAAACGGCCGTCCGCTTCGTTTCATCCATTCGAGCGCCGCCTGCCTCACTCCGGGGTGGTCCGGGTGCCCGTAGTCGTCGCCGACGATCGTGGCAAACGGCCATGCGTCGAAACACAATCGCAACTCCGCGTCAACCCGCTCATACGTGTGATCCGAATCGAGGTACACTACGTCGGGCACCAGCCCCGCGTCCGCCACCTCGGCAAGCCCAACCAGGCTGTCGGCCCTAATCGGAATCACGCGGTGCCGTTCGTCCCAGAGGTTGAGCAGGAAACACTCGTAAAGGATCGGCAGGTAGTCGTAGTGCATGATCGTCGGCGAGCCATTCCAGGTGTCGATGCAGATCAGCGTTGCCGCCGGGGCGCACTCCAGGATGTGCCGGGCACTCATGCCAAGCCAGCTACCACACTCGACAACCAGCCGCGTTTCTGGGCAGAGGGCCCGCGACAGCATGGCCTTCGTGGATTCCTCCAGCCAGCCATCGAAGTGTCGCGACACCCATGGGATGCGGGGCCACGGGTGGGCCGCTCGTAGCTTGTCGAGTCCGGTCATAGCAGCGACATTTCACTCGGTCGTGACGAGCTTGGGCCAATATTTGCACTCGAAGAACGGGCTGGCAAGCAATCTGTTAAACTGGCACGGTTCGTCACCATGCCTCTGGCAGTAGTCCTCTTCATGGTCCCACATGCTGGCGGGGCATTCGCGGAGACAGAAGGCGAGGTTTGTTTTGAGTTGTTGTTGCCGGGCCTTGGCGGCGGCGTTGACTTCGGGCGAACGGCAGTTGCGGCGGAAGTTGCCGGATAGCAGTCGTTTCTTATCGTTGTCGCAGCCTGGGGCGGGACACCACCACCTAGCATTATCTAATTGGACCAAGTCACAATCGATACTCATGGCAAGGCCGTTACCACACAAGTCACAGATGGAAGAGTAACATTACATCCACTCCCGATAGTCGTAGAAAGGGGGATATTTTCACTACTTAGAGTACCGCAAGGTACTCCTCCTACAAAGGACTTTGCCCACGAAAAGTTAGCGGGGCCGACTAGGACGACCGTCACCGTGTTAAGGGTCACCCCCAGTCGAATTATTGTTGTCGAACAAATAGACACAGCAATTTCCCAAACACAGGCGCTAACGGCGTCTAGAATGAACGTATCGTTAAAGTCCGTACATTCTGCGGGCACGCAGCCAAACGGGGGTTCAAAGTCGCGAAAACCAGCTAGAACGACTTGAAATTGAGGTGGTGGCGTGTTAGTGCACTGGATGCAATCTGGGGCCCCGCAACAACAATCCTCATGGAACGCAATCTCCTCGTCGGACGCCCCTGCGAAAAGTATCTGGTTGCCGCGGAACTGAATGCTGTTAACCATATCACGGGCACACCGTTCCGGTGTGAATATCAGTCCAGCCGCTTTCGGCTCCAACGGCCACGACAAGCAAGGCTCGCGTCTTCATCTGGAGTTTTTTGGTAGAGGTGTCGACCTGGAAATCCGTCATCACGGTTTCGTGTGTCCAAGCATTCATCACCACCCGGCGGCCGTTGACGACCCTGACAAGCACCCATGTCCCGCTAGCGATTGTTCCCGAAGCCATCGCGGGAGGGGCGTACACGTCCTCCCAGTTCTCGCCGGAGTCCTGGTCCCACTCCCCCCACGAGCCGCCTGTGCCTTCCCAGAGCGACACCGTAGCCGAACCCCCGGCGCTAAGCGTACCGTCGAGCTTTCCCCAGCGTTCCTGAGTGGGCGGCGGATAGCCCCGGCCGCGGTGCCCAGCCGCGTTCTTGATCTGCCGCTCGATAGCCCGGACCGCCGCCTGAATGCGTCGAATCGCGCTGTCAGTCCAGCGTTGGCCAGCCATGGACGGGCTCCTGATCGTCTACCCTTGGGTGTCGCACTGCAACGCGGCTTTCGCCACGCATCCAATGACCGCCGCTCCGCCGGCCCCGTCATTGACGGCAGTCACGATCCGGCAATCGAGAACGGAACCGGGTGAAAGGGTCGTCGCGGTGATCGTAAAAGGGACGGCGACAAAGGCCGGAGCCACGAAGTTGATGTCCGTAGCCGCCGTTGCACAGATATCGGCTGACACGGTGTTGTCTTCGTCGTTCAGATGACAGACCAGATCGAGCGTAGCCGTTGTGTCCGCGACGGTCGTAATCATCCCAGCAACAAAATTTAGAATCACCGTCTGGGCGGCAACGTATTCCGGGGGCAGGCGCACCATGAAACGAGCGTAGTTGCTAGTCGCGCCCGCCGTCTTAAGGTCTTCAGTTTGGAGCGATGGCGCGGCCGTGCCAAACGTGCCGCCGACCAGACCCAGATCATCGGTGGCACCCGCATTGGGCAGGATTACGCCGAAATTGTCGTGAACCCGGAAGTTTGCGAAGTCCAGGACGTATTCCTGGAGGCTCTGCTGGGCGAGCTGATTAACGGCGATCGGAGGGTTGAAATCGTTGCTGTGGCCAAACGGCCCGGTCGTTCTCAAGTCCCTGAGTGTTCCCATGATTGAGTCTCCTCCTGTTTTTACGCTACGGGCAGCACGCTAAAGTTTTTCTCGGGGTATACGTCGGACACGATGAACAGAGCGTCGGAAGGCTTCACGGTGGCCGGCGTGAACTGGTCACCATCGGCCTGGAGTAGCATAGGCACCGTTGCGGGCATGTCCTTGGTATCCACACAATCCCGTTTCTCGCTACTCTCGATCTTTTTCATGCCAGCATTTACCGTCATAATCGCGTGCGCATGATGGTAATCGGCGCCGCCCAAAGCGACGTAGGCGCTGGTCCCATCCCACTCAATTAACTTCGCCGTGCTGTCCAAAGTAGCGAACTGGAACGTCATGGTCAGAACACGAAACACGATGTTGTTCCGCTCTTGCTCCTCGCCGATCGTCGTCGCCACAAGTCTCGCAAAACCCCTAGCGACGGTTACGCCGTCGATCGCCCATGCTGCGCTGTTCACGCTATCCGCATAGGTCAGATACCACACCGGTACGACCGCGACGTTCTTCTGGGTGACGGCAACCCAGCGGTTCACTGTCATCATTGCCGGCGGGTCGAAGTAATCGCGGGCCGAGTTCGTGTGGGCCACGCGGTTGCGGTCGAACATCACCGGCTCTTGATATTGCTCCGTGTGCCAAGTGATGCGGGCCGGCTCTTGGAGCGGATTCTCCGCGAGTTCGCGTTCTGTTGAATAGCCGACCGTGATAAGAAAGACTTGCTTGGAGAATGACTCGTTGACCGCATTGACTAACTGGCAGTAAGCCCGCGGGTCACGGAGCATCGGTTGGCCAATCTTCGGGCAGCGCGAATCGGCCTTGACGGTTTCCGGCTCGGTGAAGTTGTCGTCCGTCTCCGCTCGGTAAATGTCCGTGTAGCGAATCCGCTGTATACCGCTCCGTTGTAGAGTGGTCGAGCTGGCCCGGCCTTGATGGATTCGCTTCAAGCTGGTGACGGCCATCAGGGAGCACCCCCGGGCGGGATGTCGATCACGTCCGTTTCCATCTCGATGATGCGCCCGAGCTTCTCGTCCATCTGCTTCGTGTTGTCCGCTATCTGCTTCTGAGCTTCTAGCGCCTTGTCTTTCTTCCCGCCGCCGACCGCCGCAAGGATCTGGGAGACAGCCTCCGCAGTGCCCTTCTGAGTGCCGGCGGCAAAGCGGGGGCCGGCCGACCTTTCCTCGCCCGCTATTTGTCTCTGCAATTCACGGATTCTTTCAATCTGCTCCTTACTGATACCTGCCTTGGCCAGCTTATCCAGTTCCAATTGGTCTCTCGTCACCTCGCCGCGGAGAAGCCGGAGTTTTTCTGTTAACTTGACAACTCGATCCGCGGCGTCGTTCGCGGCCAGCTTGCGCCCCAGTCTTCTCGCCTCTTCTGGCACCTCTCCAAATGGCCCCGCTGCCGCTTCTATCGCCCGCTCCCTTCCCGTAAGCCCAAACAACCGGAGTTCCTCGCGAAGGCCAGCAACCACGTTGCGCATCCGTTCCGCACGGTCCGCCGCTGGCCTAAACACCTGCGACCAATCGTCGGCCCCCTGGGAAGCCTGCTTCAGCACGTCATGAAGTCCCTCAACCTCCTGCCGAAAAGCGTCGAACTTTTTATCTCCTGGAATTCCTGCCCGGATAGTCTCTAGTTGGATTTGCAGTGGCGACTTACCGATGTCCCGGACCGCATCGTGCCACTTGTCGACCATCGCCTGAATGCCGTCGTCGATCGTCTGTACAAGTTCTCCGGCGGGCGTAATGGGCTGGGTGTCCATAAGGTTTTGCATGGAGTTCCGCCATTTCAGCATTCCCCGCTCGGACGACTGCAGCTCTTCCGCTACGTCAAGCTCTCCCACGAATATCTTCCATTCTCGCGTCCCTTCTTTTATGCCCTTCATCATCGCCATAAATTCGAGAAAGGGCTTCATAGCTTCCTCGATTCTCTCGCCCAGCTCAGCCCAGCCCTTTGCGGATAACACCAACATCTTGAAGGCGCCGGACAGCCACTCTTGTGTTGCCTGTAGCGCAGGTCCGACGGCGGTCATTACCATGCTTGCAAACCTACTCGCCTCGCCGGACAACGCGGCCCACCCCTTCTGAAACGGCGTCATCTGATTGTCGGCCACTTCCTTCATGGTGCCACCGCCCCTTTTAAGCTCATCGAAAAATTCGCGAATTAGGTCTCCCTTGCCCAGGAGCAGGGCGATCAGATCGGACGTTCGCTTCGTAAAGCCAAGGGCCATAATGGCTGTCTGCTTCGCTCGATCATTCATTCCGCCAAGAGACTTTTCTAGGTCGTTCACTACGTCGGCCATGAAGCTCATATCATCAGCGCTGTCGAATACGTCAATACCTAGCCGTTTGAACGCATCTGCATTGTTGATTGCGTTGATCTTGAGCCCGAGCATCACGCGAGAGAGTTGCGTGCCCGCCTCTTCGCCCTTCACCCCCGCCATAGCAAGTGCTGCCAATACCGCAACGGCTTCCTCAACACTTTTCCCGACGATCTTGAACGCCGCCCCCGCCTTTGTGGTCAACGCCGTGGCAAACTGCTCCGTCGTGGCATCTGCGAGCGTGTTTGCCTTGACCAGAACGTCCATAACCCGCGTGAGCGATTGGAGGTTTTTGATCGGGTCTTTCACCGCTATCCCCAGAGCGTGCTGAGCATCCGTTGCCAACTCCGTGGCCCGGGACAAGTCGAACATGCCGGCCTGAGCAAACTGGGCAACGGCGGGCAGTGCCTCGATAGATTGGGCCGCGGTCATGCCGGCAGAAGTGAGGAAAAAATACGCCCGTGCGGTTGCCTCCGCGCTATGAATCGTAACCTTGGCCGTCTCGATCGCGACCGTGCGCATCTCCGTGCGCATCGTTTCGGACACCTCACCCATGATCGCGAGCGATGACCGCATGGACCGGTTGAACTTCTCGCCGGAACTTGCCAGGCGAAAGATGCCGAAGATACCAGCCATCGGGCCCAACATCGTGGCCATCGCACCGCCGAGGCCGCGGACAAGACCCGTCGTCACGCCGAGCGTTTTGTTGGCGCGGCCCATGCCCTGGCGAAAGCGAGCGGTGTTCGCCGAGAGGTTGATAACCAGATTACCGATCGCGGTCGCCACGGCTGACGTTGCCTCCTACCAACCGAATTCCCGCCCCCATCATTGCGGCCTGCTGATCGGGCGTTTGCTGGACCGGCTTCTCTTTTTTGTCGTCCATCTGGGGGTCGAGCAATTTCGGGTCAACCGGCTTTTCCTTTGTGCTCAGCATCGCCGCGAACCCGCGCTTGCAAATTTCAATCAGCCGGTCCAGTGGGTCCATCTCCTCTTCGTAGTACGCTTCCCATTTCGCGAGCTGTCGTGGCGTGATCGAGTGCATCATGCCGTCCACGTTCAAGGTCTTCGCGACACGAGACGCCAACCGGTGGGCTAAGAGCTGGCCGGCGTCCCCTGCAAGTTTTTTCGAACGGCGTCCATTTCCTCGGCATCAACGCCGATGTGCAGGGCGCACTGTTCGTAAACGTGTTGCGTGTCGGCCGCGTCCCACTTGTCTTTGATGTTCTGAACATCGGCCCTGGTCATTAGCCGGTTCCCGTTCTCATCGACAACACACAGGACGATTAAGCGTTCGACGGCATCTTCAACCCGTGCCATGATGACGCGCCCCTTCGAGCTGAACATCTGGCGTTCGTGCGTCGCGAATTCGCCGGCCGTCAACGAGACAATGCGAAACCGCATCTGACTCACGGGCGTTAGGTCGATGATCTTAAACCGCCGCTTCGCCGGCCTGACAAACAAGTCTTCTGCCTTGGTCAGCTTGCTTCCGTTGGTGGTAGCGGGCGATTGGTCCTCGGACACGTCTCGTCTCCTTTGAAAAACGGTCAAGACTCTCCCTGGCTTTGGCAAACCCGTCAGCGAATCGCTTGGTATCTACCGTTAGGTGGATCACGTCAGCCTTGGGTTTCGTCAACGTCATCGTACTCGTCTTCCGCCTCTTCGTCCGGCTCAGTGAAATTCGGACCCGGCTTCATCGTGCCGTCCGGTTTGTAGCCGTCCATAATCCCCGCGTCGTACAGTTTGTGGTCGTCGGGATGGATTCCCTTGGTGGCGCGGATCGCAGCGAAGCGGGCCTCGATTAGTTGCTCCGGCGTCCGGCGCACCATCTTCTCGCACTCTTCGTCTACCGCCTCGGCGTAGCCCATGCGGACCAACAGGTGCGCCTTGGGCTTGCCATCGGAACCGACATTGTCGAATTCGTACCCCTTGGGCAACCACTGCGAGCGTTGCTTGACGGGCCCGCCGCACTCGGGACACTTGGCCATGGGGGGGGCGTTCCCTTCAGCAGGACAATCGTCGCACCGCCACGGTCCGGGATATTTTTCGCAGATCGTCGCCTCTAACGGGATCAGCAGCCTGCATAACACGTTTCTCTCCTTCTCGATTAAGCGTAACCGGCAACACCGTCGACCTTCAGTGCAAACGTCGCCTTGAGGCCGTCACCCAGCGCAGCCGATGGCGAAAATGAAAAACCCGTGGCGTTAAACGTCCAGGTGGTCGGCGCGACGTCGGACCAGATGATCGACATCGCCTCCGATGCGTTCGCGGTGATGTGGTCCGTGATCTCCTGATGTGTCGCGTGGACCGGGTCGAAGAACAGCTCCCCCGAAAAGCTCCCGCCTTCCGTGCTCTTGGATACCTTGTACGGGATCGCGTGGGCCGCGTTGTCGAGCGTGTCGCAGGAGAACGTCAGCGACTCGGCGTCCGGCCCGTCGATTGAGATCACTTGTGCGATCGTGGTGAGCGTCGTACCCACGGTGATCTTGAGCACGGTTCCCTTGGCTGCTGAATGTGCCATAGCGTATCCCTTCCCCTACGAGGTATATGAGACGATCCCGTCGAGTTTCATCGCGAACGTGGCCTTGAGCCCGTCACCCAATGCGGCCGACGGCGAAAATGAGAACCCGGCCGCGGTGAACGTCCACGGTGTAGACCCCGTGTCGCTCCAAATGATCTTCATGGAGTTCGATGCGTTCGTCGTAATCAAATCAGTGATCGCCTGGTGATTGGCCAGCACCGGATCGAAGAACAGCTCCCCCGACACGCTCCCGCCCTCGGAACTCCCCGTGCCCTTGTACGGGATCGCGTCGCTACCGTTGTCCAGCGTGTCCGCTGCATAGGTCAGCGACTCGCCGTCCGGGCCGTCCAACGAGATCACCTGCGCGATTGTCGTTAACACCGTACCGATCGAAATCTGGAGTACGGTTCCTTTTGCTGCTGAAAATGCCATACGCCTACCTCCCTTTCCTCGCGTCGCGAAGAATCACTTGACCGACTTTTGCCCGGGCAGCGACCACGGCCGCCCCTGAAGATGACGCCATGGCCTGGGCCGTCACGTTGCCAAATACGCCTTGGATCCTGCCGGTCGGACTCCCCGAGTCGTGACGTCGTTCCTTTGTGCCGAGCACGAACCAGTGGATGTTCCGAACACTGGCGCCGACGCCACCGCTACTACTGGTCGTCCGCTTGTCCTGCTTGGCCTTCTTCTTGCCGACCTTGAACCCGAGCTTTGCGACTTGGGCCGTCGTCACGCCCATGCGGCTCGTACCGCCGCGTTTGAACCGTTTGCCGATCGAACGGCGGGCTTCGCGCTTCAGGTTTGAATCAACGTCCGTCGCGTTGATGGCCGCCCGCATCCCCTTGTTGAGGACCGTCATGCTCGCGTTGATCCCGGCAGTCATCGCCCGCTTGGCCACCCGTGTTCCCAGGTGCCTCAGCTTGCGCTGGATTTGCTTGTCGCCGGTGACTGTTGCGAGCTGTAGCGTCATGCCGTTACCAATGCCGTACACTGAAAGCTCATGTTCACGTCGTACCAGCGCCGATCGCTCTTGTCGTCGCGTGGCGTGCGGCTCGGCACGATGTCCTCAAGCCAAGCGTCAAGCCTCGTCGAGAGCACCGTACCGCCATATCCGTGTAGGCCGGTTCCGGGATCAGTCCCGTTGAGTCGAACCGCCGTGGCCAACGCCCGCGACTTCTTTCGCGTCGTGTCGCGGCAAATGAGATTCACGTCGTCGTACATCCGCCCACTCGTGCCGGTCAGATCGTTCGGGTATCGTTCGTCGTCAATCTCAATGATGATTGCCGGGAGCGTTTCGCCCTGCCTTAGGTTGTCGGCCCGGATGCGTGCGCTGCTGCCCGTGCCGACAAGTGCCGTCACGCTGTTGAACGTGAGGAGCGCCGCTCGGACTAATTCCTCCATCTCGGCCATTAGTAACCACGCACTTGATCTGAGGGAGATGGCGGAAGCACTGCTGCTTTCTCGGCATCCACCGGCATCGTTTTGCGCTCGACGAACTCATATTCTGTCGCCAGCCTCTTCAGCTCATTAACAAACCCATCTGCTGAATCCGGCTCAACAAACCTTGTGACCGTAACCGTGACTGCCTTATTTGGACGAATGTCAATCACGAGACTTGCAACAAGGCCCAGCGCCTCGCATAGCTGCACTCCAATATCCTTACCGAGAATAGGCATTTCACACCCGCTCGTTACAGTCCAACTGAACCTCCACCCGCCGCAACCCCACGTCGATCACACTCTCGATATCCAGTCGCGTCCCGTCCGGCAGCGTCAACCACATTGCCGGCGTGAAGGTTCGCGTCAGGCTGTCGGAGTGCATCCTCACTTCGTGTGTCACGTCGGCTTGCGTTTGCCCGGCCATCGTGCGCTCGCCCGTTCTCGTTCGTCCGGCGCCCGTCACCGGCAGCACGCTTGCCCAGCGACGCGCGACAAGGGTTTTCGCATCCGGGTCCTCGTCCTGTCCGTCGGCATTTACCGTTGGTGAACTCGGCCGCTTGTAAATCGTCACCCGCTGGTCGTATTGCCCCGGGTCAGTCCCCGGCAATCTCCTGCGCGCCATTGCTTCTACCCAACCGGCACAAATCGCCGAACGCTGTACGGTGACAGGTAATCCGAAAACGCCTGTGGCAACTCTCCGCCTTCACGATTTCGATAGAACCACGCCGCGTGGAACCGGATCGCCTGCCTGATCTTCGCGGGGATCGTCTTCGGGTCGTCTGCCTGCACGCCGTAGCCGCAAATAAAACGCACGTACACCGAATCCGGGTGGCCGTACGGCACGGGCCACGACTGGTTGTACTTGAGCCGGACGATCCCGATCCCGTCCTCTTCGCCCAACTCCCACACGTCCGTCGACAACGTCTGCTCCGAGCCGTCGGTGTCCAGGTACTTCACATTCGTGACCGACGGAACCGGCGGGTACCACAAGGTCAAAGGATTGGCGAACCCATCAAAATACTGGTCCCAAGTTTGGGTGACGATGCGCCGCCACGTCTCCGACTCGGCCTCCTCTTCAGCCGCCGCCAACAGGTCCCCGATGTACGTCTCTTCATCGCTCCCGCCGAGGCGGGTGTGTGTTTGAAACTCCTCGACGGTGACGGCGGGGAGCACTGGTGCGGTGATGAGGGTGAGTTTTGCCATGGCTTACTCGGAAGTTCGCCTTACACTTGGATGCGCCACCAGGCCGCGCCCACGGTAAAGGTGTCGCCAACCACCCCCGACGAAACGTGCAGGCTCAAGGCAGCCTTCGGCCGCACAATCAACCGACCATGACATTCCCATTCAGTTCCGCCGCCGGGCAGGGCGCCCACCTCTTCGACTTCACCGAAGCCGCCGACCGGAAACCAGCCGTCGTCGAGAACCGTCCCATCGACTTCCGCGCGAACGGTGCTGTTGTCCGGCTCGCGACCGTCACCAGTGCCTCGCAGCGTGATAATCTCATTTGCCGGCTTCGCCACGTTGATCGGCTGCGTGTGGTTGCAGTACCACAACTGGTACATGGCCTGGGCCGTATCCGAAACGAGCTGGAAGCAGAATAGCCGGTCAATCACCAGCGTCTTGCCGCCCGGGGCTTCACCGTTGAAAATCGTAATCAGGGACGCTGTCGTCGGCCGAAGAATCAGCGCGGCAACGGCCGAGGTGGTCATAGCTGACTCGTGGTATTGAGCGAGCCGAGCCTTGCCCAGCGGGCCCTGCGTGTCGAGCAACGCGGTCAGCAATTCGTCTGTCTTCATTCCCATTTCGTTCTCCTTGCACTCCTCGTTGTCGGAGCGTCTCGGTTGGGTTTAACTGGTCACCGCTCTAGACGTGCATCCGCCACCAGGATGCGCCCACGGTAAAATCTTCGTTAATCGTGCCCGCCGAAACGTGCAAGCTCAAGGCGGCCTTCGGTTGAACAATCAGCCTGCCGTCGCATTCCCATTCGGTGCCGCCGCCGGGGAGAACGCCGGCCTCTTCCGCCTCGCCCCAGCCACCAACGGGAAACCAGCCGTCGTCGAGAACCGTCGCCCCAACGTTAACCCGTACAGTTCCGAGGTCTGGCTCGCGACCGTCACCAGTGCCTCGCAGCGTTGTGATGTCGTTTGCCGGCTTCGCCACGTTGATGAGCTGGGTATGGTTGCAGTACCACAACTGAAACATGGCTTGCGCCCCGCCCGACACAAACTGGAAGCAGAACAGCCGGTCTATCACCAATGACTTGCCGCCAAGCGCCTCGCCGTTGAAGATAGTAACCAAGGCCGTGGTCGTCGGCCGAGCAACCAACCCGGCAACGGCCGAGGCGGTTATGGCCGACTCGTGGTGCTGAGCTAATCGGGCATATCCCAGCGGGCCCTGCGCGTCGAGCAACTGTTGCAGTAGTTCATCCGTTTTCGTTCCCATCTCACTCTCCTTTCGCTCCTCGTTGTCGGAGCATCGGGTTATTCAGGTTCCACGTCGTTTTCCCACAGATACTCCTCGTGCCCTCGGTGCGTATCCGAGAGCTTTGCGAGTATCTGTGCATTCACTTCAATCAGTTCGGACAGGAACGCCTCAATGGTCTGCTCTTGCCGTACCCATGGCCACGAGCCTCGCCAAATGTAACGCTCCCCCGTGTCCGTCTCAGTAAAGACAGAGCCAACAGGCGGTGTCTGGATCGGATCGCTGGCCGCGGCTTCAAGGTCGCGGTCACGCCCCGGTTTGACATCCGTGGACAATCCACGAAACCGTTTCGTGGTAGTTTCGAGCTGGACGGCCATAGCTCCCTCCGATTACGTTGACTCCGTGTTGACAGGCAGCGCCAACCACTCACCGGCCCCGGCCGTTGCGTTGTCGTTCATGAACGTCACCTTGTGGTAGCCAAACGGTGTATCCGCGGCCATCGTGATGAAGTTGCCGATCGTCGTGGCATCCGCAGCGTCCGGCACGTTCCAGGCACAGCGGTGCATCCCGCCGGTTGCCGCCGCGACGATCGTGGCCACATCGGCCGCCGCCAACGCCTGCTCACCGTAGCAGTCAAGAATCCAGAGGTTTTTGACCGGGCTGGTCTTGTTGTGAAAAATCGAAGTCTCGAACTCGCCGATGAAAACGCACTCCTGGATCAGGATGTTTTCGCTGTCGACGATGTAGAAACATCCAGTGTTTACGGCGTCGTCACCTCCGGTCGCCTCCGGATCTGTTGGCTGACGGAACACGCAACGACGGAATGTGAAGTAATCCTTCGTCGTTGCGATGTTGATAAAATTGTGGCACTCCAAGGCGCTTGACGTGACGAACTCGCAGTCCTCCATCGTCAAGTTTTCGCTGTTCGCGTCGATCATCACCTGTAGGGCGTCGATAGCCGAGACGAACCGGAGACCCGAGATATAGATGTCGTCGGCGTCAATATCCACGTCTGAAGTTGTAGCCGTAAACGAGATCGTGGGCCGGTTGTTCCCGTTGCCGAGGCCGATGATCGACAAGCCGATCTTGTCCACGTCAATGCCGCCGATCGTAATGCTCTCGGCATGGCCCGGCATCACGAAAATAATATCGCCTTGGCTTGCGGTCGCCAAGCCGATCGCGTAGTCAATCGTTGCGACCGGGCTGTCGGGGTGCGTACCGTACCCGAGTCCGTCAGTGCCGGTGCCGCTGTGGACGTACCAGCGATCGCCAGTCGAAAGGCTTTGGTCCTCGACGTTGAAAACGCCGCCCGGCGTGTGACGGACAAACCGCGTAGTTCTTGTTCCTGTCGTTGCCATGGGCGGGCTCCTTATGCCATCGCGGCGTTGACGGGCGATGCTGCCCATTCGCCGGCGTTGTTATCGTTCATGAACGTAACATCGTGGTAGCCGAAGAACGTATCGAGCACCATCGTGATAAAGCTGCCGATGGTCGTATTGTCCGCAGCGTCCGGCACGTTCCACGAACAGCGCACCATGCCGCCGGTCGTGGCAAGAACGATTGTTGCCACATCGGCGCCGGCCAGAGCCTGCTCACCGTAGCAGTCAGTGATCCAGAGGTTTGTGGCGGCCGTTGTCTTATTGTGGAAAATGCTCGACTCGAACTCGCCGAGGAACGTGCATTGGTCAATCGTGATGTTCTCGCTATCCTCAAAGTAGAAACACCCCGTATTGTCCCCGTGGTTCGATCCATCGGGATCTGTTGGCTGACGGAACACACAACGCCGGAATGTGAAAAAGTCTTTCGTCGTCGCGATGTTGATGAAGTTGTACGCCTCATTCGCGCTCGACGTGACAAACTCGCAATCCTCCATCGTGAACCGCTCCTCGTTCACGTCGATGAACCAGGCGAGGTTATTGACGCTCGACACGAACCGCAGGCCCGAGATGCAGACATCGGTGGCGTCGATATCCACGTCTGACCCCGTAGCGCTGAACGTGATCGTCGGGCGGTTGTTCTCGATACCGAGGCCGATGATCGATAGGCCGATCACGTCTGCGACAATGCCGGCCGCCGCGATCGTTTCCGCATGGCCGGGCATGACGAACACGATGTCACCGACGCTGGCCACACACTTGTTGATCGCGGCGTCGATCGTGGCCAGGGCGTCGTCGGGGCCCTCACCACTGTTGGCCGTGTCGGAGCCCGTACCGCTATGAACCCACCATCGAGTTCCGGTGGTCATTCGCAGGTCTTCGACGTTGTAAAGGCCGCCCTGCGACTTACGGTTGGAGAGTGGCGTTTTTTTCCCTGCCATCTCGGGGTTCTCCTTTGTTGGCGATGGTTATTGGGATGCCTGCGAATCGTCCGCAGGTACGTCAGTCTCCCCTGGCGTGGCCGCAGAGGGGCTTTCGGCCACCAGCGCAGCTTCGGCCTCTTCTCGTGCTTTCACCTCTTCCGCCTCCATCTCGGCGGCCAGGGAGGCTTCGTATGTTTGCAAAAACATGCCCGCTGCATTGAATGCCTCCTGGGTCCAATGCTCTGCCGTTCGCCCGTTACCCGCCCCGTACAGATTCACGAAAAGCCGGGCCGCAAGTTCCCGCCTGTCCACGGACGAAACGCCTTTTTTCTTTGCGGTCGCCATTGCTCCGCCTTCCGTTGTTAGCTGCTGACTACGTCAGCGGTCAGGCCATCGGCGGCCCGCTTCGCGCCGCCACGGAGGTAGACCACGACAGCCTCGTCGTCCGTGTGATGGCACGTCACCTTGGCGCTGACGTAGCGAAGTTCGCCCGTCGTAGACGTGCTCTCCTGGGCCAGCTCTTTGTCCGTACATTCCAGGACGAGGAAGTCGCCTACCGCATCGGGAGCGCTGCCGACCGCATGAGACTTGATCACAGCATCCGTGCCCGCCCCGGTCGACGACGAGCTGGCCTGAATCGTAAAGGCCGTCGGACCGTTTCCACCAAGAGCCGAGGTGAAGAGGAGCACTGCAAAATTCTCGTAGTCGCGCATGTCTACCCACGCGATGTCGGTGGCCACGGTGGAATTTGCGGGGTCGTGATCGTAGGCGTAGAGTGCCAAATTAGCGAAGAGCTTATCGCTTGCTTGTGGGGATGCCATAGGCTCACCCCTCCTTTCCGTACTGGATTAAGTTCGAGATTGCAGCCGGACAAACGGCGAAAGCGTTGTGGTCGACACGCGCGGAGTCAACGCCGATCGCCACCAGGAACGGCCATCGTTTTCGAGCCAGAATTTGAACGTCCGCTCGTGGTTGATGAAGCGCACGTGAATCGACTCGGCCTGCTGCGCCGTGGTCAACGTCCCTTCGAGGTATTGCGACCAGTTGCCCAACAGAAGATCACCGTTTGTTCCAAGCGTCTGGGCAAATTCGCTCATGTGCAGGGGACGGCCCAAAAGCAGGTCGGGGTGGTCCTCACGCGCCGATGGCTGCCAGATCGGTACGCCACCGGTGCCCACGGCAATTGTCAACGTCATCAACTGGGGCAACGTATCGTGATTGGCCAGCCACACGGCCCCGCCGTACCGCCAGCACCGCGCCCGCATCTTGACGATGTTTTCGTAGACGATCGTAGTCGCGGCCTGGCCCGTCTCTTTGCCCTGAGTAATCAGGCAGGGCGCGTTGTTTACGCCCTCGAACATGCCGGCACCCGTGCCGCCCAGCCGCTCGGACAACAGTTTGGCGCCAAACTCATCGCTGAAGCCGGCCTCCAAGAGAGCGATGAAGGACATCGGAGAACGCTGGAGCAATTCTTCGGTAGCGTAAGCGATGCCGAACAGGCTGGTCGCCGTGAGCTTGACTTGCTCGAATTCCATCCGGGACGAGGTGACCGTGTCGGCCTCAGCACGGCGGTAAACCCGAAGGCCACCGGAGACGCTGGACGAATGGTTTTTGTCGACCCGAGCCGGGATTTCGAGCACGGCCGATTCCATCGGCACCTTGGTCGTCAGGTTTGCGATCGGGTCCGCCTCGGAGGGCAGCGAGAGAAGGTTGGGCGAGAACGCCTTGGGGATCAGAAACCCACCGTAGGGATCAGCAAACGTGGATTGTTCGTCGGAACCGACAGCCGCCTGGTAGCGGAGCCGCGGGTCGTCGCACGTGCCGGTCCGGGCGGCATCGAGCACGCCGGTAAGAAATTCGGCCGGATCGCTAAACCCCTTCTTGGGGTCCTTCTCCCACGCGGGCTTCGGATCGAGCTCACCCGCCCGGAGACCCTTATGGGCAGCCTGCTCCTTGGGATTGAGTTGGTTGCCATCGGCGACCGGCTGGAGATTGCGCTCGTACTCCTGGAGTTTCTTTTCGCGAGCGACGTCTGCCGCATTGGCCTCCAGGTCCGCCTCGTGCTTCCTGTATGTAGCGTTTTCCTCTTCGGAAAAGCTCCGCTCCTCTCCGGATGCCTTGTCGCTCAGCTCCCGCATCGTGGCGGTGAGAGCCGCCCGGCGGTCCAGTAGTTTCTTCAGGTCTGCCATGGAGTCCTCCGCAGCAAGCAGGTTGCGATTTGCGTCGCAGCCCAGCTACCGCGGGACTCACGGCAAAAGAAAAAGGCGGCAGTCTGTAGCCGAGAGATTCGGCTAGAGGCTACCGCCTTTTACGATTTCAGATAGATTGTCGGCCCCGCCTGGCTACCGCCCGGCAAGGCTCTAATATCAGGTTAGCAAGTCAGGAGGATTTGTCAAGGGGGTGGTTTGTCGTACTCTATCATGGGCGACGGCTGAATGGGCAGTTTATCGCCACGGGGCACCTCGTCAAATGACGGGTGCGAGACAACCACGCCAAACATGCGGCGGCTCCCGTCCCAGTATCCGCCCACAACCTCCGCGTCGGACGGTAGGTTGTTTTTCACGACCCGGTACGAACCTATCCCCATATGGGCTACAAGTTCCGGCGTCACCTCAAGAACGCGACATCGTCGCAATGCCTGCTCAACAATCACGACTTCCCCCCCAACTCTAGTTCCCTCAGCTCCGCATCCCGCGCCGCCGCTTCGGCCCTGGCCGTCGCACGGGCCCCCAGGCGCCGCTGCATGCGTTGGATCGTCTGGTCCAGCGTGGCCACCCGGTCGGCCATACCGGCCGCCACGGCCTCCTTGGGGCGTACCATGCGGCCCTGGCCGAAGTTCTTCTGAACGTGGTTGACGGTGACACCGCGGTGCTTGGCGACGGCGGCCTCGAAGACGCCGTTATGGTGATCGACCATCCGTTGAATCTCCTCCCGGGCCTCATCGCTCAGCGGTGCGTAGGGGCTCCGCTCCGTCTTGTATGCACCAGCGGAAATCACGGTCCTCTTGACGCCATCCTGCTCCAGCATGCCCGAAACATCGGTGTGTACCGCCATGACGCCGACCGACCCAACCTCGCCGCTGGGCGTCACAACCAGCTCATCAAACGCCGTGCCGGTGAAAAACGCCCCCGACGCCGCCCAGGTATTGGCCACACCCACCACAGGCTTCCGGCCCCGCGACTGGAAGATATGCTCCGACAGCTCCGGCGTGCCCGACACTTCCCCCCCGGGGCTGTCGATGTCCACCACGATCCCGCCGATACCGGGGTTTTCCATCAAAGCGTCAAACGCCTCGGCAAACTTCTCCGTCGACGTGCCGCCGAAAAACGCCGTGAGGAGCCCGGCCCGTTGCGTGATCGGGCCAAGCAACCGCATGACGGCCACCGCCTTTGCCGCCCGACGCATCCCCGGCATAGCGGCAAGACGTTCCACCTCCTTTTCGACTATTTCGGCAATCGTCTGATCGCCAAGTGCCGATTGTCTCCGCAAGTCAAAACCAGCCTCGGGTCCATCCTCACCGAAAAAAAATACTGCGCACGGCCCCGTCCGTTTCTCGATTTCCTCGGCCGACATATCCGACACGATCAGCGTGTTCAAATAGCCTTGCATCCGCTCAGCGTGGATCGCCCACGGGTCGCCGTGCATTCCGAGTAAGTAAGCCGCCGCGTTGTGTTCAGTTTTCATGGCGTATCGCCTCCGTTAAAAGTTCTGCCAACTGCCCCGCCCGTTTTTCCTTCCACTTTTTCAGCACGGCCAGCGGGTCACCCGCGCCGAGTGTCTTGGTCGCCTGTTCGGCCACCGTCGCGGCCACGGCCTGGGGCGTCACGTCGCTTTCGGCGGCGCTGAGGATCGGGGCCACGGCCGCTTCGATGTAGTCGGCGTGCCGGCCGCCCCAATAGGCGTTCACCCACTCGGCGAACTTTTCCGCGTCGTCGCCGGCCTTATTGATCGCGCGGGCCAAGTCTCGGAGCTCGGCCTTGGCGATTCGGGTGGCGGCGTCGGAGGTCCAGCCGAAGAGCACAAGCGTCCGCTCGACTCCGGGCTCACTTGGTACACCAGCGTCGTCAGGTTTATCCTCGGCCACAACAACCACTGGCGCCACTTCCACAACGTCGACGGGACCCCCCTCGACATCGGTAGTTGCCGTCCCGGTAACCGTATCCACCGACCACGTAAGCCCGCGGTCCTCAACCTCCCGCAATGCCGCCTCAAACGCCACGGTCTTGGCCGTCGCATTCTCTTCCGCGTCGTCCGACGAAGACTGTCCCCGTGGCATCACCGCAACCGCCGGGCTATCCGCCGGGACCAGGTTCGACGCCCGGAAATACGTCTCGCCGTCCTCGCGCGGGTTGCGGTCCTCAAGTTCGAGCACGTCGTTCGCGTTGTAGACGCCAATCTCCATCATCGTCTTGTACCACTCTTTTCGAGCCTGGGTATCTGCCCGAAGAATCCCCTCGAATCCGAACTTCGGAAAGAACTGATCGGGCTCCGCGATCAGGTCGCGGCTCATCGCCTGCTCCCAGCGGACAACCCAGGGCAGCATGGAGTGCTTGGCAAAATCGAGATCAGTCTGCTCAACGTTCGCGTAGAGGTGGCCGTGCTCGATGGCGCTGAAGATCATGTGGGGCGACACTCGGAAGAGCCGGGCAATCTCCACAATCGAGAACCGCTTATTTTCGAGTAGCTGGCTGTCTTCGGCAGACATCCCCATCTGTTGCCAAGTCATCCCGTTTTCCAGAATGGCAGCCGAGTAAAGGTCCGCGCCCGAGTGGGCATCTCGCCACGACTTCTTCAGCCTCGCGTGGGCCCCCTCATCTTTGATCGTCTGTCCTTCGGGCAGCGTCAACACTCCGCCCGGCTTGGCCATGTTGGCGAAGAACGAGACGCTGTGATCCTCCATCTGCTGAGACAACGCGATCGCATTGCGCGCCGCGGCTATCGGGCTGATCCCCACCATGCCATCGATCGAGAACCCGCGGATGTGCAAAATCTCATCCTGGGTGTACCGTTCCTCTGGCCCATTGAGCGGCGTGTACAGATACCCAAGCTTTCCGTTGCCCAAGCGGAAAACTTTCATCCGGTCCGGGTGCTTGGGAATCAGCTCCGATGCGAACCCGAGCGAGCCGGGGAAGATCGCCGCGTAGGCGTTGCCACGGAGCACAACGTGCCCCTGCATCATCTCCCGGAATTCCATGCCGGTCTGCCACTTGTTGGGCACCCGCATCAACTGGTTGAGCGAGTGATCTGACGCCTTGCGGGCTGCCATCCGCTCAGAGCCGGGCCAGGCCGGCTCGCCCGAGCGGAAGACGTGGAACGGCATCGCGCCGAACGTCTCCGAGAGAACACGAACGCACGCATACACGGCCACCGTCTGCATCGACTGATCGGCCGACGGCCTGTCCCGAGACATCGGAAACACGATATTCGTCGGACCGTACCAATAGTCATCGGCCGGGCCGGGTACGCCGGACGCCATCAGGGCCAGGCCGGTCATTAGGGATTCAAGAATCATGGTTGCCCTCCATTCCGTTCCGCCTTAATTTGGACCTAAACAGCTCAGCATCCTGCACTGCCGAAGCATAGCTGGAATGGGCCGACGCATCGCAAAGCATCTCCCGCGGTATCCCAAACCGCCGGGCAACATCGTCCATCGTCAACAACACGGGCTTTTCAAGGCGGTCAACGTTGTTCATCCGCCCCTCCCCTTGTGTTCACGAAAGGTCTGCTCATCACCTCACGACAACCACACGGCTGGTAGGAATACACGTCCGGCTCGCCCCTTCCCGACTCAACGTCCGCCTGCGTCAGGGGATTACCACATACCGGACAATAACCCAGTGATGGCGTGTCGCAACTCATCCGCCCCTCCTTCTCTCATCTGCCCTGTGCCTCGCCCCATGCGCGGCGACACCCGCCACGATTAGCAACATCCCGACGCCCACAAGCCCGGCCTGCCATGACGCAAACCACAGCCCGGCAAGCCCGACCGCGACGCCAGCGCAAAAGAGAATCTCGGGGACGGCCCGGATTAGGATTGTTAGGTTCATGGGTTTAGGCAATCCGTTTGTCTGAGGTAAGGCTGGCGCGTTCCATTGCTGCGCCGAAGTCTTCGTAGAGGGCAACCGTAAACCGTTGTCCATCGACGCTGCTCACAAAACGGCCCCGGCGGGCGGGGTAAAACCCGATTCGTACCTCTAGCTCCTGTTCACCAGCGGGGGTCGCCCGCATAAAGCTCGCGGTGACCTCGCCGCGGGGGTAGCCGCGAAAACGATCGTGGTTTTTTCCGGCCATAGACAGTTTGCCCGCGAAGGCCAGGGCTGCCCCGCTCCAGGGAATTCGGTATACTTCCGTCCATTCCTGATAGGACAGCCGCGATCCAAACACACCCGCAAACAGCCCCGCAATCCACATCATCCACGTTCGTCTGCTCATCGGTCAGGCAATCCTTTTATCCGGAGTAAGGCCGGCGCGTTCCATCATGCCGCCGAAATCCGCGACGGGATACAGCCGATATTTATCAAACGCGGGATCAAGCGGCGGACTGTTCTCGCCGGCGTCAACAAACCCATATCCACCACGTCGGGGGACAAACGACACGACAAGTCGCCACTCGCCACCCACTTGGTACCAAGCCACTTCTGCACACAGGACCACATTGCCCCAGTAAAGACGAAAGGGGCGGTCATTCGTTCGGCCTGCCATCTGAAAGACCAAAGTGAGCAGCGAAATATGACCGAACTGTCCAGGCATCGCGTAGACTTCCGTCCACGGCTCCCCCGCCAGGCCCTTCGCCCTTGGCCTTGGTTCCGCTTTCGGTCCGGGCAGGGGCAGATCGCTCTCTAGCTGCTGTGCGGCCCCGCCCCCAGCCAACAGCCCCGCAATCCACGCTCCGAATGTTCGTCGGGTTATCATGTCAACTCCAAACCGATGGCCCCGGAGCCGGATAAACAAAGATTACATAGCCCTTGTCAGCCGAACACTGAGAGCGCGCATAATCGACGGTTGCAAAAGGCTTGTCCGGGGCACGGCCATACCCGTCCGCATCAACTCCCGTGTGTTCATTGACATACCAAGGGGGCCTGGTCGGCAGTGGTCGCCGGGGAAGCGGGTGGAATAGACGGGGAGTGGCCGTGCTCATCATGTCACACCCTTCCCGCCCATGTTGGCGAACACCGCCACCTTCAGGAGTTCCCACGCCTGGGCCTCCGTAAACTCCTCTTTCAATCCGCTGTAGAGACTTTTCCAAATCTTGGGCATCGACTCTCCCATCTCCGCCATGCCCTGATCCAACTCCGCGCGCCGCTTGTCGTCTAGCATTAGTGTCCTCGTTCATGTCAGTATCGGGAAATCAATATCATCGCCCAACAGCACCTCGGCCAGATGCCGAATCATCTTGCTCCTCAACTCCGCCACCAACGGCGACGGGCAAAAACTCCCTCGCACCTCAGACAGGTTGAGCAGTTGCGTAAAACATTGGGCAGCTTCTTCCCTGTCTATGGCCAACTCCAGCGGACCACGCGGTTGCTCTGCCTCTTCCTTCGGGTACAACATGCCGGAAGGTGACTGTTGAAATTCGTTGCCTGTGCTCATGTCGTCAAAAACCCTCTCTCGTTGTACGGCGATTCCGTCGCCCCCTCTTGCCGCCACGCGCGACCCACGGCCATTATAGCAGCCACGATGCCGTCGATCTTGTCGGCCGAGTTTTTCTTGTCGGGCCGAATATCGTCACTCGGACCACGCACCGCCGCGATGTTCGTCGCGTTCCACCGCAGCACCGGGTGCCCGCCGTGCCGAATTCGCTGTTGAAGCACGAGCCGCATGAACTGGTTCATTGGCTCATTCATGCTCACCGTGCCCTGCCGATGCTCAACCATCTCAAAGCCGTCTTCATCGGCCAACTGCTGGGCCAGCATCGTAGCATTGTATGGGTCAAAAGCGATCTCGCGAAACTTATAATCCTCGCCCAGTTTGTTGATCCGCTTGCGGATATACCGATAGTCAACCGCATTGCCCGGCGTCAACTCGACCAGGTCCTTCTTCGACCACGTCACGTAGGGCTGCCGCTCCTTTCGCTCCCGAATCGCCGCTGTATCCTCCGGACACCAGAAGAACGGCAGCAGCCAAAACTCGTCGTCAACCGGAAAGGCCAGCACAAGGGACGCCATATCGGAGACTGAGGCCAGGTCCAGCCCAGCCCAACACGGCTGGCCCTTCAGGCGATCAAGGTCGATCTCTCCGTCACAGGCGTCCCACTTGAGCATCGGCATCCAGCGAAACGCCGTAGTGGTTCTGATGTTCAAGTGCAGGCGCTTGAACGTGTTCTCATATTCCGGCTCTTCTTGGGCCCGCCTGCACTCACGCGCGATAAAGCTCTCTTTTATCGTCACGTCAATGTTCGGATTAGCCCGGCGCCACACCCCTGGGCTTGTCCAGTCGTCTTCACGCGACGCCTCATAGATCACCGGGAGAAAGGACGGGTCGTATCCCGGCTTGCCAGGATCGCCGCCGTTATCCCGCACTTGGCTCGCATACTTGTGCTTGGTGTTGCAGACCGATCCCTCTCGCTCATAGTCGCTCGTCGTGACGTGTAAGAGAAGTGGCTGCTCCCGGCTCCCCATGGATGTCTGCAACACCTCCACCAGCTCGCCCGTCGGTTGCGCGTGCAGTTCGTCCACCACTGCAAGATAAGTGCTGCCGCCGTGCTCTGTCGTTGCCTCGGAGCTGATCTTGTGGTAGACGGCCCCGGACATCACATCACCGATCACAATCGAATGCGCGCTGACCTCGGCCCTGTCGTTGAGCCACGGCTCCCGAAGAATCATCCGCTTGACGGGATCGAAGATATACTTCGTTTGGTCTCGCTTGCCGGCCGCGCCATAAATTTCCGCCCCCGGCTCTGGCGGCTGTCCCACAAGCAGCCCGGCCGCCGCATACCCCGCCAGGATGATGATCGCTGCCGCCAACTCGCTTTTGCCGTTTTTTCGAGGCACGAAAAGTAGACACTCCCGGTAACGCCGCAAGCCATCAGGCTGTTTCCATCCCCATAGATTCGCGACGATCGCCTTCTGCCAGTCCTGGAGAATAAACGGCTTTCCGGCCCATTCCCCGCCTTTAGTAAACGTGCAGCACTCTTCGATAAACGCAATGGCAAACGCCGCCGTCTCCTCATCGAACGTGCAATCCCCCGCTTGCGCAAAGGGATCGTAGCCGGGCAGGAGCCGGATGGTCTTTTGGAGATCGAAGTTAAGGGTGTCGGTACTCAAGTGTCAGTATCATTGTCGACGCCTCCCGAGGGCGTTGGTTGTCCCGAAAGCATATCTGCCCCCAAGGCCCCGGCAAAAACTACGTCAGCAGCGTTTGACGCCTTGCCTCCATGTGCCACGCTGTCCCGCACATATCTGAGAAGCTGCCCCATCTGCGAAGCCATTTGCAGAATAGGTGGTGTCGCGTCACTGTTCGGGGTCCAAAATCCCTTCACGACAATTGTCCCAGAAAAGTTCTCCAGGTATGTGTTGTCGTCGATGTCCAAAGTGATTGCCCACCGCACGGCCCTGCGTTTCATACTTTTCTCCGCTTCCGAGTTGTTGAAAATCCGCAGGCAGGCGGGTCGGGAAACGCCGCCGTTCAGGTATCCCCTAGCCCGCGGAATTGGTTTCAATGTCCCGCCCCATGTATTTGCTACACCAGTCAGTTTTCAACGTCCAGGGCCACCAGCCGAGATATTCAAAGGGGGCGGACGGTGGCTCCGGCGCACTAAAACGGCACTCGCCAGCGGCCCGCCACTCTACATTGTCCCTCCCTGCAAGCGGCTTGTGTTCCAGTTGCAAGTGATGCCACGCCTTGCAAGTCTCACACCTGTCGTTGTCCATCAACTCACCATTTCCAAACCCCAAGACACGCGCCCGGCCGACTCGCGGCTGTCGGTGCACCAGCCCGACGCCCACACTGCGGGGTGCCCAGGCACGTGTCTTGGGGTTTTATGTCAGCCGTTCTCCATTTCATGGTGAATACAACCGAACTCCGGACCCGTCTCAAAGGTCGCTGAATAGTCATCGGTGTCCCAATACCACGCCTCATCTGGGGCCATCGGAGACGAATGGAGCGAGCCCTGGATGTACCGAATCTTAGGACTCCCACAATGCCGGCTCTCGGTACTAGAAGACTCTGCGTCCCAATCGGTTTTCGCGCCCCAGTGTTGACACGTTTCGCACTTGCCGTCCATCAGCCCTGCTCCGTCTCGTGGTGAATGCAGCCGAAGTCCGGCCCCGTGTAAATACCGCTGTAGCCCTCGCCATCCTGCGCACCGTCTTCCGGTGTTATCGAGTTGCCGGAAGAAAGTTTCGGGTGCCCACACTTCAGCGGCGGGCCAGAATCCCCTGGTAACCACCATTTGCACGTTTTGCACTTGCCGTCCATCAGTCCTCCACAATCTTGAATCTCACCGTCACGTCCAAGCCGCGCCGCCATGTCCAGGGCTTCCACCACGTACCGAGCCAGTCACTTCCAATGGCGGTCGCCCGCACAATTGCGCGGCACCCTGTGTTCATGTACCAGCCGGGCTCAGCGTGTGCCTGAATCCATCCTCCCCCCGACTGTTGCATTACCCTTAACTGCATCTCGCAACCATCGTGGCTTTCGCCGTTCTCACTCTCGTAATGAACGCAGCCGAACTCCGGCCCGGTGTAAATGCCGCTATACCCCTCGCCGTCTTGGGCACCATCAATCTCGTGCCGCGCTGGACCGCCGACCCAAGGGTGTTCACAATTCCCGAACTCCATCCCCCAGTGCTTGCACGTCTTGCACTTTCCGTCCATCACCCCACCACCCCCAGCCGCGGCTTGAAAAACTTGTCCTTCGGGTCGCCCTTCTCCCGCTTGCCCGTCGCGTGGATGCCCGGCCGGGAAGTGGGGGTCATGCCGAATTCCCGCAACACCTTGACCACTCGCTCCCACGCCTTATTCTTCACCCCCACCGCCGGGTGCTGGAACAACACACCCTTGTCCGTCCTGGCGATACAGCCTTCCTCTTTCACGATCGCCGCCGCGTGAAGAAAGTCGACCAGGGCGTCGCAAAGCAGGGCCAGCGCCACACCGTCGGCGACGGTCAGCACGCCCATATCGTGGAGGATCGGGGCGATAGTTCCCCAGTGTTCCCGGGGCCCGTCTCCAAGCCACTCGGGCGCCGGGGGCATACCCAGGTCCGGAAGGGGCTCCTGGTCGTTCAGGGCCCGCTTGCCTGGGTTCCCACGGCGGCGCTTCAGCTCCGATGGCTCCGGCTTTGGCCCTCTTTTCCCCACGTGACTATCCCCCCTATCCTAAACTTGCGTCCAAAACATTCGGCG